ATCAAATAGATGCGGTACATAATATACTGGAGTCTGATAGGGGTCTTATTCTTTCTCCTACTGGCTCCGGAAAGTCATTCATTATCTATGCTCTGGTAAGATATTACGTCCAGAAAAATCTAAAAGTTCTTATTGTAGTACCTACCACTAGTCTAGTGGAACAAATGTACACAGACTTTGCAGACTATGGTTGGTCGTCTGATGACTACTGCCATAGAGTTTATGCAGGCCGTGAGAGGAATACCGATAAGACAGTTATCATCTCTACCTGGCAGTCTATCTACAACCAGAACAAAAAATACTTCAGTCAGTTTGGTGCTGTGTTTATAGACGAAGCACATCTCGCCAAGGCGAAGTCACTGGTTGGTATTATGACGAAGTTGACCGACTGTAAGCATCGTATCGGTCTGACAGGTACGCTTGATGGTACTGAAGTTCACCGTCTGGTATTGGAAGGCCTGTTCAATGTACACGAAGAAGTCACTACCACAGCAGAACTAATAGAACGCAAAGAGTTATCCAATCTACATATCAGTTGCTTGGTACTGGAACACACTAGAGAAAATCGTATATTGATGAAGGGTAAGACTTATCAACAGGAAATGGAATACCTATCTACCCACCGAAAAAGAAACCTATTCATTTCTAAACTGGTGAAAGACTTAGAAGGTAACACACTTGTTCTTGCACAGTACATCGAGAAACAGTTAGTGCCACTGTGTTTGATGATTACTGAACTGTGTGATAACAGAACAGTCCATTTCATTTCAGGTGCAACACCTACTGATGACAGAGAAAACATAAGGGGTCTGGTAGAAAAGAGTGATGACTGTATCGTGGTTGCAAGTTATGGTACATTCTCTCTGGGTGTGAATGTCAAACGAATACATAACATAGTCTTTGCCAGTCCGTACAAGTCACAGATAAAAGTACTACAGTCAATCGGCCGTGGACTCCGGACGGCTGATGATAAAGAAATATTAAAACTATTTGACATTGCTGACAATTTAGTGTATAATAATAGAGAGAACTATACTTTAAAGCATTTCAGAGAACGTATCAACATCTACAATGAACAAGGCTTTGAGTATCAAATCATACCGGTGACACTAAAATGAATGATTTTATAATGACGATTCCAAATGCTGCTAGACTTGAATATTGTGACTACCTTATTCGTCGCTTTGAATTTTACAAAGAGACTCGCGCTGAGGGTAGTGGAAAAGTTTGGTCAAGACAAGCACAAGAAGAAGGCATATCTAAATTGCGAAAAGAAGATGATACATTATTTTTAGATGGAGATGCTGAAGATAAAGATGAAGACGAACATTTATACAGTACTAATGTTCGTTTATTAGAGGAGTTAGTAACAATAATTTGGAATTGTTATGACAAGTATTCAAAAGAATGGGACATCATCCGTACCCTAAATGAACACTACATTTCTCCTACAGTTAGAATACAAAAAACAAAACCAGGTCAAGGTTATCATGTATGGCATGCTGATGGTGGAGATATTTTTACAAATCGTAGAATAATAGTTATGAATTTATATTTAAATACTGTGGAAGAAGGTGGTGAGACAGAGTTTTTATATCAACATAAAAGAATCTCTCCTGAAAAAGGTATGATGGTTTTGTTTCCAGCTGTATGGACACATACTCATAGAGGTAATCCACCACTGTCAGGAGACAAATACATTGTTACTACTTGGTTAGAATTTGGTCATTCAGAATGAATTCAGTAGCATTAATAACAGGTGGATTTGACCCATTACATTCAGGACATCTTGCACTGATAAAGAGTGCATCAGAGATGAGTCTGTTAGTGGCTGTGGGTCTGAACAGTGATGCTTGGTTGTATCGTAAGAAGGGGTATGTGAATATGCCTTTCTCAGAACGTAAAGAAATATTGGAAAACATTTCTGGAGTAGATAAGGTCTTTGGTTTTAGTGATGCTGATGATACTGCTTGTCGAGCCATACAAAAGGTTGCTTGGATATACGGTCGTCCAGTAGAGAAGATTATTTTCTGTAATGGTGGAGACAGAACAGAAGATAATATTCCTGAGCTCGGTTTCCAACCATTAGCAGGTCGACCGGAAGATCCCGATCCTATACTAGAGTTTGCATATGGTGTAGGTGGTACAGACAAAAAGAATTCATCTAGTGAGCTGGTAAAGACTCAAAGAGATTGGGGATACTGGCACGTTCTGAAAGATGATGGTACAATGAAAGTAAAAGAACTGGTGATGATGCCTGGTAAAGGAACGAGTTATCAGCGACACTTCAACCGGTCTGAACTCTGGTTAGTAACTGAAGGTGAGTGTACTATTAGAGAAGGCTATGTCTATAGGCAAAACTATGACACAGTAAAGATAATGAAACGTCATGAGCACCAGCATATTCCTGTTGGAATGTGGCACAGTATTAGAAATCATACAGATACAGTCTGTAAGATAATAGAGATTCAGTACGGCACCGAATGTACTGAGGAAGACATTGAAAGGGATAAATAATAGTAATGGAAATAGCAACTAAAGATAATACTACACCTTATAAAGTCATCAAACTGATTAATGGTGATGATATTTTCTGTAAAATTCTTCAAGAGTACACCGATGCTATTGTGGTAGAATATCCTATGTCTATCAATAGGCATCAAGTAATGGATACACCTGAACACATCGTTGAGCATACCGGCTTACAGCGTTGGATAAACTTTACACATGATACTTCTTTTGTGATAGATAAACAGAAGATAATTGCTTTTGGTAATCTAGCACCTGAAGTGGTGGTTTATTATCAAATGGTAACTAAGAAGATTAGAGCTGAAGAAGATGGTGAAACTGGTGATGTAGAACATGATGCTTTAGTGAAACAGATGCAAGAGAATGTATCTAAGTTAGAGAAGATAATGGAAGATAATAATACAGCTATAGCTGATGATATAGATAGTGATGAGAAGGTAACTCATGTGCAACCTAATAGAACTCTACATTAAGAATGCTATACTCAGTTCTTTCGCGGCAGCATGCTGTATAGTATATCATATAACTCCTAATCTGTCAAGCACTTTATGGATAAAAGTTTAGAGCATTATATATTCCATAAATCAAATTTTCTTAGTCATAAATTCTGTGAAGAAGCTTTAGTTGAACTGAGTGATGCTAATTGGAAGAAACATAATTGGGATGATGTTTTCGATGATGATGATATTCCTACATACAGGTCTGGTGATAATGAGCCACGAGTTTTCTATAGTAGTATTGAAGACGGTCGAGAGCAATTAAATAGAGATATTGTAAAGAAGATACATCCAGTTCTATCAGAGTATATAGACTATCTTGCGTGTGAATGGTTCCAAGCTTGGTCAGGTTATACTTCCATAAAGTTTATTGAGTATTCTCATAATCAGACAATGGCTTATCATTGTGACCATATAAGAAGTATGTTTGATGGTAAGAAAAAAGGAATACCTATTCTTTCAATTATAGGAACTCTAAATGATAACTATGAAGGTGGTGAATTGATGATGTTTGATGACCAAGAAATGGTAATGAAGCAAGGAGATTTAATTATATTTCCATCTGTATTTTTGTATCCTCATAAAATCAATCCTATAAAAAAAGGAAAAAGATATTCTTATATCTCTTGGGTATGGTAGCGCTTGACATCATAAGTAAAGTATGATATGCTATAAGTGTCTTAAAAATAGAAAGAAGGCATTTAACTATGAGTAATAAAAAATTTATTTATCTTGCGGGACCGATTGCCGGTTGCACACAGGAAGAAGCAAACGAATGGAGAGAATATGTCCGGAGTATGCTACCCCACGGAATTGTTGGTATCTCACCTCTACGATGTGAACCTTTGAAAGAAGGTTATGTCTATACAGAGGAAGGTGCTTCACCAAAGATGTGGTCAGATCCCAGAGCAATCGCAACTAAGAACTGGCTGGATACTGAGTCGTGTGACTTGGTACTAGCGTATTTACCGAAAGAACTAAATGAGAAACGACCATCGTATGGTACAGTCATTGAAATTGGATGGGCTATTGGTTTGAGAAAACCATTGATAGTGGTGTCCGATGATAAGTACTTGATGGACCATCCTCTCATAAAACATAACGCATCGTGGCGCCTTGATAATCTAGAAGATGCCTGTGAAGTTATTTTAGGTTTGTTTGGAGAATATATAGGTCCGGTCCTCCATTAGGAGGCCTCCATGGCACAAAAAAAGAAGCACCATTATGTAGATAATAAGCAATTTCTAGCAGCGATAATAGAACGAAAAGAACTATTGAAAGAAGCTGAGGCTGCCGATGAACCGAAGCCTCAAATCACGAACTATCTCGGTGAGTGCATCTTAAAGATAGCAAACCACCTGAGTTACCGTCCAAATTTCATCAATTACACCTATCGTGAGGAGATGATATCAGACGGCATAGAGAACTGTCTTCAGTATATAGACAAGTTCGATCCTAATATGAGTAGCAATCCATTTGCTTACTTTACACAGATAATTTATTATGCGTTCGTGCGCAGAATAACTAAAGAGAAGAAACAACAACAGATAAAAGAGAAGTTACTTAAAGAGAGTAACATAGAACAACGTATAGCTTTACAAGCTCACGAAGAACAAGGTGATTATCAACAGGCCTTTGTAGATATGCTAGATAAATATACGTTCCATCATGACGAGGACTAATGAGAGTAGGAATAATAACAGATACACATTTCGGAGGTAAGAATGATAATCTTCAATTTGCGGCCTTCCAACGACAATTCTACGAGGAGTCTTTTTTCCCAATACTTAGAAGGGAAGGCGTTACAACGATTCTTCATCTGGGCGATGTGTTTGATCGCCGCAAGTATAGTAATTTCCAAAGTCTTCACCTAGCCAAGGAGATGTTTTTTGAACCCGCAAGGGATTTCAAAATTCATATGTTGGTTGG